GTTAAAGTTAACTATGAAGGGACAGGTTGCTGCAAACAAGTGGGCATAAATGGTTGTCTGTTGTGTTGCGAGGAGAAAGGCGTGTACTACCATCTATGTGATCATTTAATTTATGCTGATCTAACATTGAGTGGTGGTGCAAATAGAAAAGACACAGTTAGCAAACAATATTTTGGTAAATTCATCAACGAAAAATCCAATCTGATACAAGATCTTGGTTTACAAGTGAGCAACGGTGACGTGAAGTTAGAAAAAGGACTGAGAAATCTGCACTCATTGTACGAATTTGATAATGGTGGTCGATGGACTGGACAATTACCAGTTGACTCTACTGGGTTGACTGTTGGTCCTGCAGTTGCAATTCAACGTTTGGACCATTTTGGAGTAGATATGACAAATGAGGTGGGGGAAATCACAATACCTGACTTGCCATTTGACATGGTTAAGACTAGTTTGTTCACCAATGAAGGTAACTTGTTTCACCTACAAGACAAAATTGATATTGAAGAGATTGAAAGATATACAATGGGATTTGAATATAGAAGGAAGCCTTCAATCCCAGAAACAGTGTTGACCTCCGTTCTGTATAGATTTGATAACCCCATCCAAAGTCGGCCAATTATACATCATCCGATAATACATGAGGAAGCCATTAAATATAGGTTTGGTGGCTTACAAATTTTTGGGAAAGAACTGGATGTTGTGACTTTAAAGAAACACATGGTGAAAGTGCTGAATTGTGTTCTTGTTGATGATTGGGAGAGGAGGTGTGAATTGTTAAGAGCCATTCCGGTAACCATAAATTTAGATGCAACCAAAGAGTGGATACGTCAACATCATTGCGGATCACATGTTTTGAGAGAATTGAATTACATGATAAAAGGTGGTTTTCTGGTGATTGATTACAACAGATGTCAAATACATGTGAAATGGGAGAGCATATTAAAGGATGAACGATGGGATCATGTTGGTAATCAAAAACCGAGAATTATTGTGTGGCAGAATTGGGCAATTCAGAGTCTATTCGTGCCAGTGGTTAATGAGATCAAAAGACGATTGAAGATGTTGCTTCGACCTAACATAGTGTACACTGATGGCCAAGATTTATTTCAATTGCAGGCAACCTTAAGAAATATGACAGGTGATAAACTATGGTTTACAGAGAATGATCTAGCAAAGCAAGATAGACAAACTGGTAAAAACACCTTGATAATAGAAATGATGATATATGAGTTATTGGGATGGGAAATGGAATTGTTGAAATCATGGGCCCATTGTCATGAAAATTGGAC